TTCTCGTTGATCCCCAGACTGATCTCTTTTTCTTCGATACCAGGTATTTCAACAACAATATGTATACCATCATCTTCTTCGAATAGATCCACAATCGGTTCGTGCCTCTCTACTTCAGGAGGCTTCGGTGACGTTTTGGGTCTTTTCTTGCCTCCTCCTGTAAATGCCGAACCGGAAGATTTCTCTCGGTGGGGCTTGTCAGTCGCAGATCTGCCGCCCATGCTTGATATATTGAATCCGTGAGCAATCTGAAATTTATCATTCCCAGAGGTGGTCATTCCCTGTTCTCCAAGCATTTCTTTTGCTTCGGCCAATCGCTCCTGTTGTTCATCTGTAAGATTTCCTGTGCTTTCAGCAAGTTTGGAAGCAGACTCTATCAATTTGCCAATGTTGCCCAATCCACCTAACAAACCATTAAGACCTTTGATATTGCCCCCCGCATCTATCTTGAAATCATTTTCTTTCATAGCTTCTCCCCTACTTCCTTCTTCTTAGCCTTGTGCAATAATATATGTTTAAATGCTCCAGATTCAAACAAAGATTTGTTTTTTCCTACTGTCATTTGTAAAGGCAGGTTCAAAATCTGTTGTAAAAATACAGCACTGACTTGAAAATCGATAGGTGTTTTCTTATTAAATTTAATAGGTACTGGCTCCTCGATCCACCCGCGTGCGTTTTGAGTTGCACAGATCATTTCACCTTCTCGCAATGTTATTTTCATATTTCGCACATCTTCGTCTTCAGCCATAACAGCCGCAGCATCCACCAATGCTTTTAGTCCTTCCGGTAATTTCACAGCTGTTCCTTTGAACCCATCAAACATATCTAAAAAATAATTGAAAGACTTTCCTCTAATCAATCTTGTTGAGAACACTACATCATTCTCTGTGATAAAATGTACCCATGATTCAGATACACATAACCTCTTTATGTCAAAACTGGCTAATTCCCTAATTGTTCCAGCTCTGATAAAGAATTCAGCGTCTACAGCTTCACTCAACTCATACCAACTCACTCGTTGATTATCACTACATATCATATTAGTCCCATTAACATATAGGCAAGCCAGCGTACCCTGTGATAGATCCCGTGAAGTTGCTGGAATACATAGTAGTGCACCATCTATGAAATCACTTGGTAGATTCTGCCACTCAAGACCGTTCTCTTCATCAGGTAATTGATTGATCAGACCATTAAGACTTTCGTCAATCTCACCTGTATTCATGGTTACTAAACCTGCCTTAGTAGTCTTTGTAGTAATCAATAATTCAGATCCTTCTACTGTCAAATCGATTTCATCTTTTTTGATTTTAGTTATGATTTTGTAGAGATCGTTATAGTTCACAGATGCCTCAAATTCCGTCTCAAAGGGGTATAGGATGCCCGTCTGTTCGTTGTAGGTAATGATATCCTGCCCTGTGAATATAACGTGCTCCATTTGCTGTACAACAGTTTTAGTGGCTAATCCCGGCTTCACTGCGTTTAGTGCTTGTAATAATTCTGATCTTTTAATTTTCATTTATTTTTCTCCTTTTATCTCAATATCTATTTCATCGCCTTTAAACAAACCATCTTGTACTTTTGTTGATGGTAACAATCCAACTTTTCTATTGGTTAAGTTTTGTTTTATAAGTTCACAAGATTCTTCACCCAATTCTGCACCAATCCAACTTCTACCTAACGTTTCTGCTGTTAGTGCGACAGTTCCTCTACCCATAAATGGATCAAGCACAGTGCATGGTATAATTTTTGCATTACATTTGCAGGTAGGTTCCCATCCAATAGTTTTCAAAGGACTTGCTTTATCCTTACGTTCTGTCATTCGTTTTATTGGTGCATAGCAATTACTACAACATCCTTTTAACGATGTTCCTGCCTTAATACATCTTGCTGCTAATTCATCTGGGAAAGCAGAGTAATGTGAATCTGTTCTACCTTGTGTTGCTATATCCCAAACAGATCCTAAATTCCTTCCTGTTAGCTCTGCTTTTATATTATGCCCTCCATGAAACATACCGCCACTTTCTTTGGCTATATTCCCACGCGTCCCTGCGAAGTACCCATTATATGGTAACTCTACTGCAATCTTATCATAAAAATAGTGCTGTTTTTTTGTCAGCAAAAACATATATTCATGTTCATATGTTGGTCTATCTCTGACAGGTTCACGCGGTGAATTTTTACGCCACCAAACAATATCGCATCTAAAATTCCAACCATCCTCTTGTAATGCGAATAGTACTTTCCATGGCACACCTATTCTATTCTTAGCAGGAACTCCTGGTTTCATTCCTAACACTGTTTCTCGTACTGTACTTGGCACACAATTAGTATCCCCAATATTTAGCCACACAGTACCAGTTGGGTGTAAAACTTTTCTAATCCCCCTAAAAATTTCTACTAATTTATTGACGTATAGTAATGGTGTTTCATCTAATCCAAGCTCCCCTTCTACACCATAAATAACTTTCCCCCAATATGGGGGGCTTGTCACCACACAATGAACACTGTTTGGTTTGATTCTTGTAGGAATATCAATGGCATCCCCATAATAAAGGACACCCTTTTTAGTTTTGCAGTAAGGTATCATTCTGTTTTTTCCTTTAAAATTTAAGTATTAAAGTGCGCCCAGGTCGACCCGGATTGTGTGAGGCTGGTAGATGCTGTTCCTGGGTCTAATCACTCACATCGCAACATGAGTGCCAAGTTAGGCTCGCGGTGATCCCGCCATGTCAGCCACCCCTACCAAACGTCCTTCGCACGACCTCCTACATTCCGCTGGGCGCACACTTGATTAAAGTTGTTGTGGCAGCCAGGATTTAATACCTGGATGACAGGACATTCTGGGAGCGACCCACGAGTTCTTAGATTGGCGATATTCTGCCTTTCGCACCTGTCAGGAACCTAAACCAGCGTCTACTGGCAAGATGTCGGGATATACCCCTGAATAGCCTTACCATTTTCCACCACTGCCACAATATTTTATCTCATATAGTAACCAGCCTGATTAAGGATCTTAGAAATGTTGCAGAGCTGGCCTTTTGTTGCTCCACTCTCTTTTGCAAAAGCCATTGCCTTTTTCCGCACTACCCCAAGTTTTTCCTTATCTTCCGTTACAGGCAAGTCAAAAACTTCTGTCACATCCAATTCCTTAAAATTGATAGTGAGTTTGCTATCCTCAATTTTAGGGGTCATTGGAGTTGTAGACAGACGCATTACCTTTTTAATAGGCACTGTTTCAAGCTCTACCTCTTCGCCTTCTTCCTCGTCTACAACAGGCTTAGGCTCTGCCTTTACTTTAACAACAGGATCAGGGATAGGATCAGCTTCCTCTTCCTCTTCGGGGACAGGAACATTAAATTCTTCCCTTGCTTCTACTGGTTCAAAATCTAACTCCTTTTGTTCCTCTTCAGGTTCTTCATCAAACATCACCTTATTATAGTAATCGATAACCTTGCGAGGCAATTCTTCTTGAAGATCCTTATTCAAGCCTTCAATTGCAGCAATGAAGTCATCATACAATTGTACCCCACTTACCGCTACATATTTAATATTATTTTCCAGTACCCCCCCTAAATTTGTTTCAATACACATTGCTTTTAACTCTTTGTAATTAATTTCGCTGTATGCTAACATAATATTCCTCCTTTCAAAGTTGAAATGTTAATGTTGCCCCGTGTTGGCTCTCTCAATTTCTTAATTCTATTATAGCATACTTTTCTTGCTTTTTGCAATAAAAAAGCACCTCTATGAAAATAAGATGCATTTTATTTAAAAATATTCAATTTTTTACTTCATTATCTCTGAATCAAGACACACCTGCCCGTAATCTAACTTTTGAAGGATCATGCAATTGTTATTTTCATCAAAATCACGGTATCTATGTGCCAATAACCCAACTCTCATTATGCCATCCTTCTTCTCTTCCGGTGTTTGTTGTAAACTACTGAACACATCGATGTGCCCGAGCTTACCAATCCAGGAGGCCAAATCACCAGCCTTAACTTGTTTTTTGTCCATACCAGATCTTGTTATTTGTGATGCTGTTACAATTAAAGCATGCCTTTCTCCAGCCAATCTCGCCAGACTCTTCCATGTATTATCTAATTGTTCAGTACCAGTAGTTGGTCCACTGTCTTCTGGTCGTAAAATATCTGCGTAATCAATGACAATAACATCTGGTACAAAAGCATCTGTTTGTTCGAGAATATCAAGATCTCTAATTATATCAGAGGTATTTGCTGAAAAGCGTGGGTAGTTTTTAAATTGATAGCTGTTTCTATGTAGTTTAGCCATTGCTTCAATATGATTCTGTACATTGGTTTTATTAAAAGCAGGGCGTTCGATGACCTCTTTCCACCAAGCCAACTTATAATCCTCTGGGCACTTAGTTCGACAGTATGTACAAGGCGTGTATTTATTATTATAGGAGAATGTTGGCTTTGCACCATTTGTTGTAAGTGGAATACCATTAGTTCGTTCAGATTTATTACAAGAACCATCTTGATTATAGGCACAATCAAAACAAGGGTAGACAGCGGAACCCTCCTCTTCAGCCCCTGCCCCTAATAATCTTTTGTATATACGCTCATTCGATGCGGCACGATACATTTCTAAAGAAAAGAAAGCAACCTTCAGTCTTTGTTGCATGGCAGCTATTGCGATCTCTTGCATAAAAAAAGATTTTCCTTTTTTAAATGAAGCTGCAATTGCCACTAACCATCCCCGTTGGTATCCTCCTAAAAATTCTCCTAATTGCCCTGGAAATTTAAACATTTCACTTTCTTTTTCAAAAACTTCATCAACATACTTAGCATCCAACGGATCAATCCATCCAGAAGCCACCTTAGCTATTTTAGTAAAACTATTTATCTGTTCCTCAGCACCATCCACATCTCCTTTTTCTAATAATATTCCTATATTACCATGGGTTATCTGTAATTCACGTTCTTTGAAAAACCTTAGTGCCTGATCGACACTATACCCCACATTTAAACCTTGATCCAGTTCATACTTTTTAGAAATATCTATTAAGATTTTCTGTATTAAATCACTATCTTCATCTGCTAATTCAACCTGTTTCTCATTGAATATATCTTGAATGTGGTTGAATGGTGCTACTTCATAGCTCTGAAAAAAATCTACACACCATCTTGCTACTTTTCTTATAAATGAATTAGTAAAATAATCAAGGTTTAAAAGATGAACAATCTCCTGATTGAACTGTGTTGAGACAATCATAGATGTGAGGATTCGTTTCTCAATAGCAGAACTAACATGCACTCTCCTCAACTTGTGTGTCAATTTCAGTTTCCTCCCAATTTTCCAGTTGGATAATCATCTCAATCTCATGCATTATTTTTTGTAGATCTTCCAATCCTTTACCTGTTGGATGATCATATCTTAATATTCTACGAATAATTGCTGCTTTGTGGTGTGGTATTTGATTTACTATGAAAAATTCATATGGTTGGATTTTGTACTGTTTGTAGTGACTTCCACCAACTTGTTTGTCTAATACATTTGGAATTTTTTCTTCTTCCCTTTTCTCCATTATCTCTTCATTCATATATTCTACTTTAAAATTATGACCTGCTTCTGTCATTCCACCAGATTTTGGTTTATTCCAACCTTCTGGGATCAATGATTCCTTTGTTTTCGGCTGTGGCCATCCTTTTGGTATTGTGGGTACATAGCCTTCTTTTACATTAAATTCAATTTTACCTACATCTGCCATTTTATTCTCCTTTTTTAGCTTATGAAATGGATTTTTTAAAGTACAAAGGGAATACTGAATCAGTTCCTTCTCAGGGTTACGTATATTACCTTCGTCATCCATAAAACAAGTCATTATTTATACCAGCCCTTGTTGTCACTTAGAGCTTGCCCACGCATCTCTGAATTCCATGTCCTGCCCCTACCTGTTGTAAAATGATAGTGATTTGTACACAACTTCAAATTTGGCTTCTCTTTTCTAATATCTGGATTTTTCAATGTTTTCTTTAGCATACATTCTCCTTTTCCTTCTACTATTTTAG